TTACTTGGTTCCCGTCGCGGCGCATATAGATATAGCCGCCTGGTATCTTCCAGTGCTCGGTCATCAGTCGCCACCCGGTCGAAGGAACCGAAGCGGTCGGTGTCTGGGCGGCAGCCACCGCAGGAGCAGAGGTCATGCCAGGCGCATACCCATATATGGTGTCGTTCGCGCGGATCAGGATAACTAACCCAGTAGACGGTGCCGCACTATTCGGGGTCTGCCACTGCACACCAGCCGGGTGGGTAACCGCGCCAGCCAGAAAGAAACCTCCGATGCTCTGCCCCTCTGAGAGGTTGTATGTTCCACCAGCTGGGACAGTACGGACAGTCTCTAGCGCGGATACGCGCTGCTCAAACGGTAGAACGCCTTTCACCCACGATTTCGTGTCCTGGATAACCCAATCAGAGGGTGCATAGTCGTAGGGGTTTTCTTCTGGTTCATCCTCGCTACCTGTACCGACAGAGAACTTCTGATCTGTCGCGTACAGGTGCCCAATGTTGAACTTTTCAGCAGTCGCAAACACGGCATCAATATTGTCTTTAGTGACACCATGAATAGCATGCCAGAACCTCCACGCGGGCATGGTCTTATAGTGGTCTGGGTGAATGAACTTCGTTTCCGGGTCAATATATTTCGACGCGGACGACTCATAGGTGATAGCAACGTCGCAGGCTTCCATCATCTCCGGTACAGTGTTCGCGCCAGGGTTGATGATAATAAGAACATCCTCGCCAAGCTCCCGTTTGAGGCGCAAATACAGGCGCTTATACCAAGGGACAACCTTTTTCTGCCCCTCAGACCAGCCATGCACAGCCTCGTCCACAAAAATGGCGACTTTCCGAATCTTATCAGGCCCCTTATACCACGAGATAATGTTCTTAGCCTGCTGCACGATCCTGTCAAAGGTAGCCCTCTCAACCTTATCCATTGTCACGTTCAGATTTTTGCGAACTTCTTCACGATATGCAGCGTCCGCCTCCTCTGCCATAGCACCGAAACGTGACGACAGATAGAATGCACACCATTTCGCGCCCGCAGCCTCAGCGAGCATACCCTGCTTCAGAAAATTTTCGTCTACAGCATCTCCCCATTCACCAGATGCCTTATCCAAAACAACAATGCCGAGGGAAGATCCAGTGTTGAGGAGCTTACGCCATTCTGAGCCTTTCTGCGTGTTCTCATTCCAAAAATCGGGGTGCCAATAAGAGGTTGCCGCAATGTCTCGGCCAGTGAAACCGAAGTCTTTCTCCCCAATATCTATTTTGGAGATAGCCTCATGCACTGCAGAGTCCACAACGGCAGGGATAGCGGACTTTGCTTCAGTGACCGCAGCAGTTTTCCCAGCCTCCACCCTATTATCTATCTCTGTAGTAACGGAGGATAGTATCTCGGTTTTGATACCTGCCGTTTTGTCGGTAATAACGGACGATACTTTAGACTCAATGGTGGGTGTGACATGCTCGTCAATCTGGCGGGTAATCTCGCTACCCGTTGCAGCCTGCACAGCTGCCGGCAGTTTCTCTGTGACTACTGCTTCAACCCGCCCAGGCAGGGCATTCTCAACAGTTTGCACACGTGCATCCACGATTTCACGTGCAGCAGCCTTGGCTGATTCTAGAGGCTTCCCAAACAGCGCCCCTTCCTCAGTGACAGCCGCCAGGCGGTTAGCCCCAGTAACCTCAATGTTTACCATAGCTCTCTTTCCTTATTCGGTGTGCGTAGTGATAGCGGCTGTACCGTCCGCATCAACAGTCACATGTAGGCGGATCGGTTCACCATCGTCAGCAGGTCGCGGTGCTGGTTGCCTCGGAGCCCCATATCCGCGCGCCACAATCTGCGCGAAATCAACCGTTTCACCAGATTTCAAGCTAAACCTAACCGGCTCATGCCGAACAATGTCCCCACCCGTGTGCAGGTATAGGATAGCTACCCACTCCCACCAGGTAGGAACCGTAGAATCGTCAGGTGTCATGAGCCGCACGCCACGGGAACCACCATATGACAGGTACCCGTTCTCTAACGTTGCTTCTACCTCAGCAGGCAGGTGGGTGTGCCCGTTTGCGGCTTCCCGCATTTCTGGGCGGAAAATCACCCTACCTTGCATTGGTGTAGGGTTGCCCCCTACTGGGGCTGCAGGAGCGAGGAACCGCCCCTCAATAGTCGCATAACCCATAATTATGCTTCCTTTCTATGATGGGATAACCCTAGTCGTCAATGTTGTTACACCGTCAGCTGGTCTTTGTTCAACACCTAGAATTATCATCGTGAAGGTGCCACCCTCTGGCAGCTCAACTCTAACCTTTTTACCAATCTCATAGGCGGGGTTGAACATTACCGTTAAACGATCACACCACACCGTGTTCTGCAGGTATTTTTTAAACGAATTGCCGATACGTTCTGCCTTTTCCCTACTTTCACCCCACACACCCATGTTGTGTTCAAAAACAGGGGCACCATTTTTACCAACTTCTACAGTAATTGTGGATGAATTATTGCCGTATTCGACCTTGCGTGCTGCACGGATGATAGGCATACGCCACCCAGACATATCTTCAAAGATGCTTAGTTCACGTTGTGTAGGGAAACGGCGCTCTAGAACATTTCCTCTGTGCCCTGAGTAGTCTGAGGACATCTCGAATACCCAGGGTGTTATATCTCGGATAACTGGGCGAGTCCAATATCCTGGGTACCCTACGGTAGGGTCAATCGTGTAATCGACAGAACGGCTATATGCCTTATCAATAATCTTACTCATATTACTGGCACGGTAAGCCGCACCGCTAGGAATATCCTTCCACGGCGCACCCCAGACCTGAATGAAATCATAATCTGCAGGCTGTTTGTCAATCCCGAACCATTCCTCAGTATCCGGGATAGAAAATATTTCTGTCTGCTTCTCCCCAGGTTTCACCTGAGCATTTGTGCCCTCATAAACTTTGACATAGGTCTCATTACCGTGTGCAGGCAAATCATTGTAGGCGGGAACAATATAGCGCACAGATATTTTGCTAGCACACCTCAACAAGTCAAGTTTCAGGCTGTAATCGACGATTTCATCCTTCGGGATAGAGTACGCGACGCCTTCTTTATCTAGCTGGGTTAGAGCACGGAAATGGAAACGTCCTTCACCATCAACCCACATAGGCATACCAAACGCCTGCCCAACCTCTTCCAGAGCGTCACGGGCTACTTTATCACGGCATGATTTCACGAATCCTGTTCCTATAGCTTCGGATGGGATAGCAACAAACGCCTGTCTCCTATCAGCAAACGGGAGGTCACGCCCAAAAACATGCACATCTGCCAGTTCTGGCTTACCAGAGTGCCCCACAATCTCTATAGCATAAACCTTGCTATTAACCTCTGGGGCAACATCAAATTTCCCATAAGCCTGTGTACCATCAGAGAAATTAGCTTCCCAGCGTTGAGTACTGATTTTGACCTCAAAACGCCCGTTCTTAGGGACTTTCCCAGCTTTCTCAACCCTACCAGCATGCAAAGTACCGTCCGCTTCGATCCTGATCGGCACCGAAACTCTCCGGTTATCCTTCACAGAGTAAATGTTGATATTGACAACACCGTCATGGCCTGGCCCTATCTGCCCGCGAACAAAAAAATCTTTCGTAGCAGAATCGTAATAGTTATCAATAGTATTAGGATTCGTCTCATAGGTGATAAAGCCTCTCTGGAAAAACAGCAGGCCAGAATTGTAGTAGACAAAAGTTGGTGTGCCCTGATTCTCACGCCAGCTAGTGCCCCCATTCACATCAACCAGAATCCCGTGGCCGCGCTTCTCGTTCACTAACGCGCTTCCCTGCAAAGGAGCATAAACCAGAGTCGCCGTGTCTGACCCAATAGGCAATTTCGACCGGGCAGCAGGTGAATACCCACACTGCTCAAGAATATTCCACACATAAGCAGAAATAGATGCTGCACAAGGAAACGGAGGCCCATCACTATCAGGATCATTTGGCATCCACGCAGTATTCGCCAGCACACGAACTGTTTCTGAAAACCTGTCCCATTCGTCCACAATTTTAGTGATTAGACCACCTGTCTGCGGGTCAATCTCATGCGAATCTACACGACCTGTCAAGACTTTTTTTAGAGCTTGACCCTCTAGAGATGGTGAGCGCCCCATCTGAATAGACACAGACGCCCCAACCGGAGGAATCGTGAACGCATCCTCCGCACCAGGTTTTCCACACAGCATAGTCACAAAATTTACGGAGGAATCCTGCGGCATATCCCACGTGATAGTACCTACACCCTGGCTAAAACTTTGCGCCACACCTAAACGGCCTGGCAGCTCAGACGAACAACCAGAAGAAACCTCTACCTGCTGCATCCCGTAATCTTTTCCGTCAATCGTGATCTGCGCGGACGAGATTACTTCACCATGTGCAGCGGTCGTGATTGGTGACTCAAACTTTTGTGGAAGAACAAAATTATCCATTCGTGCGGTTTCCTATCTCTATAATCTTTGCGTTCACCTTATACATGGGTTCCATTCCGGGAGATGTTCTCAAAGCTACTCGCTCGAACGATTCAACAGCTGAACGCAGAATAACCCTACCTGGCAGCCAGTAACTCACTGCTGGGCGTTTTTCATACGCCCGAACATACGGGTACCCCCATGTCCCTTGTACCTGCAGTTTGAAACTGTTTACGCCAAGCCCAGCATTGGCGATAAGCGATTTAACAAACATTGTTTTATTGCTCGTGTTTTCTATCTCCCCATAATATGTTTTGCTTCCGCTGCCATACATGAGGATTTTCAGCTTTGATTTGCTTTTCAACGCTGCACCATACACGAATTCCCTATCCATGAAGGGGTACGGGATAATCGGCGTGGCGTCCTTCCAACCGTCCCCGATAGTTTGATGCATAATATGCAGGGGGTACCCGTCCTGGTCTTTTTCGCCAGCAACTGCTAACTGCTGCTCATTGATGCCACCGAGACCGGAGGCCGCATAGTTAGGTAGCAGGTTTTCTCGTTCAGCACCGCCAGGGATTATGCATATAGGATCATACGCTGTTGTTTGTCCTCTCCTGTAAATCCCTGCTGCGAGGATTCTTGAGAGCCTGGAATATTCTTCACCAGAGACCATGAAGCTATAGTCTTGCGATTCTAGGGCGTGCGGCGTGCCAAACCAGTTGACGCGCCGCGCCCCAGTTTTAGAGGTCACGATGACGCGGTTACTCATTTCGGTTTGCGCGGATTCTGAGGTGCCGCCTTTGACTGGCATCATCATTCCTCGTGTCCCGATCCACATATTGTATTTAGCCATTGTGTGTGACCTCCATATTTTTATCGGTTGTTTCGGATAGTTGATTCACGCATAAGACCGTAGAAGTCCCTATCGCCTATCCTGACGACGGGCTGCCAGGAACGGAGAGCCTCTGCTACCTGTTCACCAACGTTTACAGGTGCATCAGGTGCAGTGTAGGAGCGTGCACCTTGAACATACCCGCCCGTTGCGTACCCGCGCACCGTGTATCCTGCGTTGATTTGTTCTAGCAGCGACCGGTTGCGCCTGGTCGCCTGCTCGTTCACGATAAATTCTCCTGAACGAACCATGAGCTGCATCCCCTGGTTAGTGACAGCTGGGATGTTATCAACCCAAGGCGATAGCGGTGCGCGCCCTGGGATGACACCACCAGTCGCGTAACCTGGCACCATGCCGCCACGTGCACGAGGCGCACGCCATTTCATCATGTGCCCGCTACCGCTAGATTCCTCATTAAAAGTTGTTCTAACGACGCGTAGCTCAGTCATTTTTGTGCGCGGAATCTGAGCCAGATTCGACCGGTAAGAATTCACGTTAGCGTTAGCCTGCCCAGTCCTTGCGACAGCGGTCGTATCAGTACGCTTAGGAACCTTGAAGGTATTATTAATCATGTCGAACAGGGCGTTATTAGCCTGCCCAGTATGAGCTTTCGCGTTGATGTCAATATCCTTGTCGGCAGCATCCCCGACCTCACGCAAATATTTCAACTGGCCGGTAGCATGATCCACACCAAACACCTGTGTACCAATCGTAATCTCACCCGGGACACGATCTGCGTCCTGAGTCAGCGACGTAATAACACGAGATGCTGTAGTATCAGCCCACGTCTCGATCGAAATGTTCTTTGGGATACCATAGATAGACCTAACAAGCTCGTCTGCCTGGTCGCTGGTGAGACCCATCTGAATAGCAGACTGACGGAGCGTGTCAATCACACCGTGGATGTGATTCTTCACGTCCTCGTAGCTGCCTCCCTGCCTACCAACAGCTGCCGCAGCCTGAACACCTTCCTGCGCCATGCTAGCGAACGCGGCGTTTAGCTTCTGCCCAGCTTTGGTAGTCTGGTCGAAAGTTTTAGATGTGCTATCGTAGGCGGCGTTATTCTTTTTTATCGCGTCCGCCAGATCATCCATACTCTTGTAGTAGTCAGCCATTTGCTTAGTGGAAGACGCGAAACCATTGCCTAAAAACTTTAGGTTTTTGTCTAGGTCTTCAACAGCTGAGCCTGCTGCACCAACCCAGTTAGCCATTTCTTTAGCTTCACCGGATAGCCCAGACATGCCGTCCGCGCCTTCTTCTAGAGCGTTCTTCTGAACTTCAAGAGCATGTTTCAGCTCTTCCTGTTTACGGCGCGCCTCTTCGAGTTTCGGCGGATAATTACCAAGCATTGCCTGATATTTTTCATCCTCCGAGAGGCTAACATTCATGGATGCAGCGTAACCTTCGACAGCTTCTTTCAGCTTTGGGAACGCCTTCATGTATTCTTCTGCACTGTAGCGAGCTTTGCCCTGTGCGTCAGAGGCGGCGTCAGTTTCACGGACAATCGACTGGAAAAACGCTACCGCATCATCCTGATTCTGCCCATACAGCTGGGATAACGAATCGTCCAGGTTATTCACGGCCTCTTTGAACGCGTCTGCACCGACTTTAGCCCCGGCTGTGTGAGACACCCACTGGCTGAAACCTTCCATTGCGTCGCCCGCATCAGATTTCAGCCTAACGAGAGCCTCGCCCAAGCCATTTACCTTTGGCACCTGGTCTTCCATGCCGAGGAAAGCCCAAGTCGCTTTACCTCCCATGTCTTTAAACTGCTGGTTCACAGCGTCAAGGTTGCCGCCGGTCGTTTTCAACGCACTGTTCATCTTATCGACGGACGGTGCCTTAAAATCGGTGTTGAACGCACTGATAAAGAGCGTGACCCCTTCGGCAGCTAGTGCCGCTGTCCCCGCTATTTTAGCGAAGCTAGAGACAAAACCGCCGAGCTTGGAGCCACCAGCCGCAGCCGTAGACGATGAAGCCGCTAACCCTTCTGTAGCAGCTGTAGCGCCACGGGCAGCCGCAGAATACGAAGCCAACGTACCCTTCACCGTCTGGTACGCTGAAATCATTTTAGCCGCGGCTGCAACAGTCAGCAGAACGACACCCGTCAAACCGACGACTGCAAGGTTCACAGCGAGGAACGGGGCAGGCAGTTTGCCGATGAAATCGACGATACCGGTAACAAACTGTGTTATTCCACGCAGAACCTCGTTGATACCGCCAGAGGACTTGAGTACGGCAGAGTCGATAGCACCGCCGAGTTTCTCAATATCGCCAGCAAGGTTATTCTGCTGAATCGCAGCCGTAGAAGCAGCATACCCAGCATCGTTAGTCTTGTCGATCCACTCTTGTATGCCTTCCCCGCCCGCAGTGTAGAGCACGGACGCGGCACGCACAGCGTCAGAACCGAAAATGGTTGCCATTGCTGCGTCACGCTGCGCCGGTGTGAGGTCTTGTAGACCACGTTTCAAATCTGCGGCAACAGCCGTGATGCCTTTGAACTTTCCTGTAGAGTCATACAGCGAAATGCCGTATTCCTTCATCAATCCCGCAGCCTGTTTAGACGGGTTCTGCAGTTTCTGCAGCATCACTTTGAACGAGGTGCCCGCGTCCGAGCCGATAAGACCAGCAGATGCGAACGCGGCTAATGTACCGGTCGTTTCTTCAATGGTGAGGCCTGTCTGAGACGCAACCAGGCCTGACTGTTTGAGAGCGTACCCGAGGTCGCCCACAGAGCCTTGAGCTTTACCAGCACCAGCAGCTAGGAGATCGGCGACATGCTCAAGGTCAGCACCTTTGAGCTTGAACTGTGTCATTGCGGTTGCTGCTAGCTCGGCAGCATCCCCAACCTGGATATTACCTGCTGCTGCCAGCGATAGTGCACCGTTGAGGCCACCAGAGAGAATGTCTGTCGTGTCGACACCGGCCTTAGCCAACTCTTCGATACCCTGTGCAGCTTCCTTACCGGAATATTTGGTGTCGGCACCTGCGTTGATTGCGGCAGTGCGCAACTTCTCCATATTCCCAGCAGTTTCATGGGTTGCAGCCTGGACGCCAGCCATAGCAGCATCAAAATCTGCGTACTGTTTCACCGCCAGAGCGAACGGTGCAAGCAGTGCAGCACCCGTGATTCCTGCACCGGACGCGATCTTATCCAGAGCGTCCTTATTAGACAGGATATTGGAGGCGAGGTTTTTAGCCTCAGTACCAGCCTGCCTGAAATCTGAGGCAAGCCCCGATACCGCGCTGGTGGAGCGTTCACGAACACTCGTGAAAGCGCCTGCTATAGGTGTCCTAATAGCGTCAGCTGTTTGTGATGCTGCAGCACGCGCCCCGGTAACCAAATCGCTGTAGATGATGGATGATCCGAGCCTGGATGATTTGAATGCGTCTGCTGCGCCGCTGGCAACAGATTTGAATGAGGACGACGCCGCAGAAGCATAGTCACGCCACCCTACTGCTGCTGACTGTGAGGCGCGCTGCATAATCCCTGTGATAGAGCCAGCCGCCTCACGTGACGCCGCAATAGACGCCCTATAGGCTGCCGTTTCGGCACGAGTCATACCAGTAAACACGTTATAACGCTGATTCAGGCCAGCCACACTAGCTGATGCTGCCGCAGAGTACGCGGCAACCTGTGTAGCTGTCAGTGTGCGCGTGGAACGCGACATAGCGGCGTTACCAGCTGCAACAGCCTCAACTACCGTACCGTGCGAACGTATCTGAGCTGAGGCAGCCTGCGCGGCACCTGCAGCGGTAGCAGCCGCTACAGCAGCCGAAGACCCGCGAATAGTATTCAGGTTAGCGGTAGCTGCACGCTGCGCCGCCTGCTGGGATGCAGCAGCCATAGCAGCCACAGCCTCCGTGTGCTGCTTCCTCTGCGCACTAGTGAGCGCCGATGTCGCGGCAGCAGCCTCAGACAAACCAGACTTGATGCCCTCAGCCGTTGCTTTCCCCGCCTGCGCGGCACCAGCACCGATACCAGCGACAGCGTCAGCGGCCTTGTTAGCGCCCGCTCGGACACCTGAGGCGATGCCTTCACCTGCTATCTTCCCAGCTTCACCGGTCGCGGCCACCTGGCTACGAATATTGCTTGTAGCGGCGTTCACACTATTGTGCAGGCTGGACTGTATATTCTTCCCAGCCGCAGCCGCACCATCACCGATAGACGCGATAGACGACTGCGCGGCTTTAGCATCTTTAGCAACACCAGTTCCTATGCCTTGCAAGCCAGCTCTCGCATTGCGGCCAGCATCAGTGCCTGCACGCCCAATCTTACTTACCTGATCTGCAACATTCTTTGCATCCTTTGTAGTATCGCGCATGGTTTCGCGCATCTTGTTGAGACCAGCTTTTTGCTCTTTAACGTTCTGCTCAGCGGCTCTCTTCATCGCCGACTGTGAAGCATTCGCGGCTTCCCTAGCAGCCTTAGAGGCGGCTTGCATGCCTGCGGTGAACGCTTTCGCGTCAGCCTTGAGAACTATCTTTACTTGCTGCTCGTTTGACTTAGCCACAGGCACACAACCCCTATTCTGTTATTCTTCGTCATCCCCAAAAAACGCCACCATGTCAGCGTAGGCTGGGTCGTCTTTCGGATCATATGGGACAGGCTGCAAAATCTCGCCAGGGTCTGGCTTATATTTCTCGTCCTGCCTAATCTCGTCTACAGCGGCACGAGCCGCACAAATTTCTTTCTTAGTCTCAAAACCGAGCATACCAGTACGGCACACACTTTTCGGCTGCCCACATTCTGGGCATAGCTCGGATAGGTAGATTTCGTAAGCGACAGCTACCGTACTGTCCCTGCTCGTCCAGGCTGCTGCGCCCGTGCCAGTGACGAATCCTACCGGCGGCTGCCCCCAACGGAGCGCCGCCTTCACCGCAACCAACACGGGCGCATGCTCAGCTTCTTCTAAACATTTAGCTACGAAATCGGGGCGACACCTCGAACGACGCCTCCACATTCAACGCAGCAGTATAGACAGCGATCGTGCGCGAAAATTGCATCCCGATTGTCTCGGCAACCTGCATCCACTGTGCAGAGGTGAGATGCTGCCCTTCCAGGGTCGCGGTCTTAGTGAAAACCATCGCCCAGAAGCTGAGCGCCTCAGTGTCCACCTCGTCCGCGCCGCTCTCTTCCTTCCACGCATTCATGACGTCTTTCTTTTCACGCTCGCTCAGAGTGCGAGTGCGGAAAAGGGCTGTGCGGGTAGTGTCTTGCAGCTCTTCGAGCTGACCCCAAATCTTCTTGATGTTCTCTTCTTCGGCCAGGATTGCTTTGTCGCTGCTGTCTGCGATGCTTTCCATGCTGTTTTCGTCTCGGTCTGCCTGTCCATTCTTTGCAGTATTGAGGCGCGCCTCAGCGCGGTCTAGCTCAGCCTCTAGCTCGCTGATACGGACAGCAGCGTCAGCATCCAATGCCAGGGTGGTTTCCTTGTGAATTCGGTGGGCGTCGCCACCTACCAACCAATCCTGCAGATTGAAGGTCTTAGGGTCGAGCTGTTCGCTAGTCTCGATGATGGGTGTTACAGCAGTCATAATATGTAAGCCTTTTCTCGTGTGCGTCCACTTGTGGGTTCTTTTTGTGAAGGGTAAAGGGTGTGCCCCTCATTTTGCGTCTAGGAACACACACAAAAACTAGACACAAAATGAGGGGCTATCTATAGGAGACGGCGGCTACAGCGCACCCTCATACGCAGCAGCCGCCGTGGTTAGCGCTAAAAACCAGCCAACAATTCGGTTTTTAGGCTACAGACTTGAATTCGGCGAAGTTCGTCACCTGGGCGTTATGGATCGTGCGAATATAACCCTTGGTGCGGTCTTCTGCCTCATTGACCGGGTGCGGCTGGTCGAACGACACTGCGTACACGGAAACTTCGTCGCCAGAAGCGTAGGCTTCGTCGAAGCGCTTATCGACATGGCGGGTCACGATGAACCCTTCCACGCCCTTGGTCTTGAGCGCCTGGAAAATCTTGTCACGGTCAGGGTCAGCCTTGTTGCCCTTGAAATACCGGAATAGCGCCAAGGTGACTTCTGCGTTTCCCTGCCCCCATGCTTTCGCGTTGGTGTCCTCACAGATAGCGGCCTGACCGTCAATCGTTTCAGAATCGGTCGAACCAATCTTGGACTGCGCCTTGATTGCTGCGCAGGACAGGTCAAGAACGGTTTCAGCGTTCAGCTCGGTTACGGTGGGCGCGGAAATGTCACGGATACCACCGGCAGGCACGAACGATACCTTGAGCTTTTCGCCCGCGTAGGTGCGTCCTGGGGTTTCAGCCATGATTATTTACCTTCTTCCTTAGTAGGGAAAATAGTTTCGGTTGGTTTCTCTGCTGCTGCCCTTGCTGACGGCGGCAGCTTGTATGCTCCTGGGAAAACCTCAGGATAGTTGGAGGGCACCCAGACTTTCTGTCCAGTCGGGGTGAACACCATCTCGGTTAAACTTTCCATAATGAGCCTTCTTTACTTCATTCTCACGTTGGTTATTGTGTGGTGAGCGTCCACGTCAACGAGACGTAGGTTCTGGGCGGTGTCGTCTGCTCGTCTAGGAGCGGGTATTGTGATTGCTGTTGCGCCCAGTCAGGTTTGATTGGGTGCCCATTCACGAGCGTTTTAGCTAGTTTTTGTCGAACATGGTGTACCAGGTGGGTTACCGTGTTCGTGTCAGCACCTACAGCGATGATTGTTATTGTGAGCGTGTCACTGTCGGTATCGACGTCACCAGAGATTGGTTCCTGTGTTTCGTCTTGCCCTGTGGGTACACCCAACCAGACGAGCAGATAGGGTTTTATGAGGTCTGTACCCGGGAACGTTGCCACCTTATCGGGGATGTGCCCCTCGTAGACGGTTGTGTTCTCGATTCCTTCTAACGCTGCCACGATTTGGTCTCGTATGCTGATGATTCGCATTAGAATATCCTTACTGCTGCGTCAGCTAACGCGTCTGCGATACCTGGCAGGTGCTTGTCGAGTGCTGGCCGCATGAATGGGCGCGGTCTCATGTGCACGGTACCGTTCTCAACAAACCCGCTATAGTTTGCTTGACTGATGATCGCGTGCTCCATATGGTTTACCCGTTTGGGTGTGATGGAGGAGCGCATATACCCGGTGTCTACTGGTGCTATCTGCTTCGCTGTCGCCGTTATCTGTGCTGCCCCACGAGCAAGCACACGGTCGGTAGCGGGAATAGATGCGGCAGCCAGGGAGACGCTCAAGTTGAGGAGTTCACTAATGTCTGCTTCCATGCTGTCACCGCCCGTTTTGGGTCTGTGAGTCCTCACATATGAGGTCTCGTACCCCTATCTCGGAGCCGTGCAGCTCCTGCTTGATTTTGAATTGCCGCCCAAGCATCCCCGCGTCGTCTGTCTTGGTGACACGGATTATCCAACCGGTCATGCCTTCGTGCAGCTGGCCTATACGGGCTGGAATCTGCACCAGGTAGTCCCTGCGTGTGGAGTCTTGCCCGGTCGGGGTTGCCCCGTTTGTGAAACGGTTCTGCTGCTGCACACGGCACGGTATGTTAGAGTACATGACCGTTGGGGTAGCCTCAGATAGTGGGTTGTCCCTGGATGGTTTGCCTGGTGCGATGATTTCGCATTCGCTTGTCATTCCCGTTTCAATGAGCGGTTGGAGTCGCTGCCCCCAATGTGGTGGGATGATGCGCTGTTTATCACCATATCGAGCCATAGAAACTTGCGCTCCTTCGCTCTTCGCCTTCTGTCTGGTTATCTAGCTGGTCTAGTGTCTGCCAGAACGCTCCGACACCTGCTGCTTCGCCAGCGTCCCTATCGGCTTCGGCGTCTAGCTTGTCTGCCTGTTCTAGGAGCGCGGATGAAACAGCTGGCCCGTCTACGGAGAGGTCTTGAGTGGTTATCTTTTTGGAGAGGATAACCTCGTCGGTTGCCATGCGGCGGAGTGCGCGTGCTGCGGCACGTTTCACCTTCACACGCTCAATATAGGAGACTTCGAGGTTGTAGAGTACCTCTAGGTCTCGGTCGGAGAAGATGCAGCTCTCAGTGGGGTTGAGAGGTGACGGTTCCCCTGCCGCTGTTTTAGGTGGCAGGTCGTTAATGAGCAAGCGAATCTGGTAAATAATTTCTTGTGTACTCAACGTGAATACCCTTCTAAAAACAGCGGCTGGGTTACCGAGCCTTTTTATGCTCCGGTGGATGCGTAAGCCGCGAACGGGAACAGGGTTGCTGCGCCTACTTCGTGGCGGCCACGGTAGCTGATCGTGTCGTCAAGGAAGCTGCCTTCCTCAGGTGCGATGTCTGCGCCGCTGATGGAGCGGCCGGCAGCTGATTCGACACGCAGGTCAGGCTGTTCATAGCCCTGCAGGGATGCCTTGATAAGTGCGGGGTTCGCGGAGCCTGCAGCAGGCAGAATGTACCAGGTGGTGTTAGCGGTAGCTGACTTGTCGAGGCGAGTCAGAATATCCACAACCTTCAAAGTGAACAGACCCTTGAGAATGTTAGTCTCACGAGTCTTTACCTTGCCCTCGGTAACGTCAATGTATTCTGCTTCGAGGATTCGGCGTGCAGCCATTTCTAAGGCGCGCGGGACGACAAGCACAAGCTTGCTAATGTCCGCAACCCCATCATCCAGACCCTTACGCTGAGCAAGGGTCGTGTATGCTGCCATGAGGTTTTCAGCGGTCAGCGGCTTGTTGTCGGGTGCGTAAGCATCCTTGAAAAACTCACGGTTTACACCGTTTGCACCGGTTAGCGCACCGAACACTGCCTGGTCTTCCTTCATGGCCGCGCCCTTAGCAAGACGCTCAGGGATGCGTGCGAGGATGTCCCAGTCCTTGTTAATCTTCATTTGACGGGTGAACTTGAACAGGCGACCGTAGGTTTCCACATTGATTTTGTGTTCGGTCTCAGCCAATGATGCGGCCTTGTACTCTTCTGCTTCGTTGATGGGCAGGTAGTCGATTGCGCCGTAGAGGCCGCGCAACGATTTGGGGCGAAAATCAGATACGGTGGTGGTGTCTGCGACACCTTCCCAAGCCTTCGTGTAGGAGCGGAAGAGGTCGAGCACCTCGAATTCGAGTGCCTGTCCGAGCAGGGCAGGGAAATCAGAGGTGGAGAGCGCCTCTTGTAGGCGCGCCTGATCCGAATAGCTTCCAGTCATGCCCTTGCGGAAGATGCGGGCTGCCTCGACGACACGGGCGTTTACACCGTTGTCTGCGAGATGTTCAGTATCCATAAACATGGTTGCCATAGTTTCTTATTTGCTCCTTGTCTTAGTCGAGTGCGATTTCTGCGGGGTGGACTTCTGCGTCACCGTTTGCCGCGGTGTTTCCAAGCAGGCACACACCGAAGAGTTTGTTAGTGCCCTTGGTTTTGGTGAGTTTGCCGTCGGTGGTGATGTAGACGGGTTCACCCTGCTCTACCTTTTCGATGACGGGGATACGCCATGATCCGTTACGGTGGACGGTGAAACGCTTGCCTTGTTTGCCGTCGGTGACTGCCACACCACAGATTGAGCCGATGCGTACGGGTGCACCGGACTTGTATTCCTTATCTGCGGTGAGTGCGATGTGGTCTGCGTTTGGGTATGCCAGGTTCTTAGCCATGTTTATGCTCCTCGGAGTTCTTTCAGTACATCGGTCGGGGTGTATGCGGGTGCGGCTGCTTCTGCGAGCCGGTCACCTCCCATGTCTTTAACTGGGGACACAGGGGTAAATTCTTTGACGGATTCGGTCAGCTCGGACTCAAATACGGACAGGTCGGTGCGCATACCTGTCTCAATGAGGCGGGCTTTCGCACGCGGCGCGTCAATACCGGTGAAGGCTGCCTCGACGGCGGCTTCTACCTGCGCGCGTTTAGCTGACTCTTGGGTCTTCTCTAGTTCTGCTTTGAGCGACTCAATTTCTTTCTTGAGCCGCTCAATCTCAGCGTCTTTAGCCTCAGCCGAAGTGGGTGCGGTCAACTTGTCAGGTGCCGCTGCAGCTGGTTTCTGTTTAGTGTTGTCGGCTTCGGCGCAGGCTTCGACCTCTCGCTCTTCAACCTCGTTGAGGTCTTCGACAGGCTGGTTAGTGTCTGCCATGTTTTTGCTCTCTTCCTTTTGGTGGGTGGCTGATTCTAGTACCGCATCAATTTTTCCGCCTCGCCCTGCTTTGGTTACGAAATCCACGGAGTCGATGCGGGTTATTTCTTTTACGGTGTCACCGTCTTTTACTGCTGAACCGTTGATTGAGACACCGATGATGTCTTTGCGGTCTAGGATGAATTGGCGGTGTGACTCGAATACCTTAGCTTCGGCTTCTAGCGCGCCTGTCACCGGGTTTACGGTCGGCGGGCTACTGATAACCCCTGCGAGGGCTTCTAGGTCGCCTTCTGGGCGTTCCCAGCGCTCAGCGTCGGTAGCGTGGTTGATGTACATGGGTGTTGGGTTACCTGGCTGCCCGATCAGGTTCACCGCCTGGGCGATAACCTCAGCAGGGTAGTAGCCGCTTGACCCTTGGCCGGGGGTAATCACAGTGATTTTGAGTCGCCGCCCAGTCAAATCAGTTATGGTCTCGAATGATTCTTTAAGAAGCATTTCTTGCTGCTTTCTTTTCTAGCTCTTTGAATGTGGTCGCGTGTCGTGCCGTCCTCCACCCGTCATGTGTTTTGAGTGAGGATAGGTCGCTGAACTTGAGGTCACCATTTTCTAGAGCAGTGAGTACACTCCGAGCAGATGCAGAGTTCTTTGCGCCACCTGAGAGGGTTTTGAGTTTTTCATCCTCTGGTAGGGTGTTGAACCATTCCTCACCGGTCTGCATTGGTGTGTCGTCTACACTGCCGCGTATGCCTAGTTCTTTGAGTGGCCGCACGAGTGGGGCACGGACACACCGGCCACGGTGGTGGTCTATCAGCTGCTCGCTGGGCTTATGTACTGTCCCGTGCATTGCGATGCATGATCTGCAGGTGCGTTTATCGAGTGCGGCTACCCATACCCACCCGGATATGATGTCGCTGTTTGCTTCCTCGAATGCTTGGGCTGCAGAGCGTTGCGCGTCGTGCATTTCTGTTCTGGTTATCACGGTTGCCCGGTTGTACCCACCGGTGAACTGGTCTTTTGTTGCTTGGATGATGCGGGCTGCTACCTTGTTTGGGTTTTCGCCGAGGATGACACCGCGCACGAGTTCACGCCGCATAGCCTGGTCTACCATTGCGGGTAGTTCCAGTAGTGGGGATACTATTTGTTCGGTGACACGGCGGACGATAGCTGTTACAGCTGTTTTGTCTGCTTGGGTGAACGTGTACCCGACTGCTGCACCTAACGGGAGTTGCGCCCGTGCCATCCTTTTTTGCATTTCGTCTACCTGTTCTAGGAGGTTGGGTAGTGTGACGTCTTGGATGGTGGAGGCGAATTCCCCTAAGGCTTCTTGCATCCCTTCGCTGAGTGTTTCTAACGCGTTGACGATCCGCTGGTTTTGCCCGATTTTCCAGGCTGGCACACGTTTTCCGTCTGCGGCTGCCGCTAGTTCTTCTAGCGCGCTTGTGATGTCTTGCTCGACGGCATCCCAGGCGTTTGCCCATGACCTGGCTAGTTCTACCTCTGGGAGGTTTAGCATGTTGTCTGTGACTCTTCTGAGTTCACGCGCCAGGGCTGCAACATTGTTTGTTACGGTCATGGGTTACCGCCTCTGTAGGCTGCGTTTATGAGTGCTTCACCGAGCGAGGCGTTAGCGGGGATGAATGCTCCGGTGTCGTCTCGCATGCTGTCGATTATTTCGTCTGGGTCTCGCACACCGAGCGCCCGCAGAGTTAGTAGAGCTATTTGCTCGTATGGGATTACTCCCATACTGTTAGCGGTTTCGATTGACTCTAACAGCTCTTTGGTGCTGGTTTTGGTGAGGTCGTCCCAGTGGAAAACTAGTGTGCGTGGCGTGTCGCCTGCCAGCTCAATGGTTTGCTGCCCGTCGTAGGCGGTTGTTAGCATCCCTTTGAGTGGGCCTTGTGGTGCGAGTACTGCCGCGTCGATGACGTGGTTTAGGATTGCCCGGTAGGTTTCCGTCCATAGTTCGCGTCGCCCCATCATTTCTAGCTCCATTGGCCTGTCTAGGGTTTCTGCGACGGCGCGTGCCCCGGTCTGCCCGGGGTCTGCTAGGAGCATTGTTACAGGGATGCCGATTCCTGCGGCGATCATTGCGGCTAGAGGTTTGCCTGATTCGGCGTCGATGGTGGCACCGGTTTTAGGCATTGCTTCCACGGTCGCGTCGGTGGTTCCTATGACACCTGGTGTTGGTGATAGGGATGCGGCCTGTAGTGCGGCGCGTGCCTCCATGACGGCCTTATTGTTTTTGCCGGTGACACGGTGCGAGATGCGAGCTAGTGCACGCATGAGCCTTGCCCAGTCTTCCAAGTAGGTTTTGTAGGCGCGCACCCACGGCACAGCAGCGTATAGGTCTGGCACACCCCAACGCCAGCCGTCTGGGTTCCCCGCTGCCTGGTGGTAGATGGGCGCGAACCACTCAACTGGCACACCGCCGATGCTGCCTTGCTTCACCTTTGGGCGGTGCCCCAGAGCCGGGTACAGCGCCTCTTTGCGGGTTGACACGACAGCACCGTTGATGATGCCTCTATCAGTCCAGGTGCGCCGGTAAAACCACACGTCTTGACTGTCTTCGGGGTTGGTGATGACGTCTGTAATCTCGTTGAGCGGGATTGTGCGGACGATAACTCGCCCTGTCCTTGGTTCGGTGAAGAGCGCGAACAAGATGTTACCGTCAGTGGATTGCGCGTGCTCTAGCCTGTGCTGCGCCTGATGCCCGGTGAAGGAGGCGCGGTTCTTTGGGTCGTCCCAGAACCGCTGCACAACCTCGTTGATGTCTTGTGTAGCATCTTTCCCAGCTTTGGCGGTGATGCCCATGCCCTGCCCGAAGACGTACCCTGCACGGACTGCTAGGCCACGTTTTGCGAGAGGGTCAGCGACGGAGAGCAGGCGGCATATGTCTGCGTTGCGTTTCACGCCGTCTAGGCTGAATTCGCTGCGCTGGTTTGAGGTTAGGGTGCGCCATGTTTGGTCTTCTCGTGCGCGGCGTTCTAGGTCTGCGAACGATTCTTGGAGCCTGGCGGTGCCTGCTTTTAGTGCACGGATTTCAGCGTTTGCTTGCGGGTTGAGCATGGTTGCTGCCCGGTCGCGTGCTTCGCTGATGATGTCGCGTATTCCCAAAATGTGTTTCACCACCATTCTGTTTTAGTTTTTAGTAGGTGTATCCGATCTGGTACCCGTCGTCTGCCCATTCTTCGGCGTCGTAAGTCTGCTGCTGCATTATTGGGTTTAGTAGGAGCTGGTTTACGGCTTGTGTTAGGGCGTCTATGGTGTCGTCGTGTGATGATGCGGGGAATAGTTTCGCCTCTTCTAGGAGTTCACCAATGTTGGGTAGTAGTGTGGGTGATGGGAGGATGATGTTTCCAGACCATGCTGCTGGTGCTACCGCGTTTGCTCTTACTACTTTCCCGCCGTCTGGTGTGACGGGGATTATTCCGGGTATTTCGGTTTGTAGCGTGTTGATGACTGCTGTTCCGTTGGCTTTGTCTTCTACGAATTTTGCTCCGGTTTGCGGCCATTTCGCTGTCATTGTGCGGACTGCTTCAACAGTGTCTGTGAAGTTCATGCGTTCTCGTATTTGGTCGAGGAGGTAGCATTTCGCGCCGGTTCGTAACCATACTTGCCCGACAACATAGTCGCTGCTGTCGGTTGCTTTGAAGGTCATGTCCCAGGATTGGGCTAGTTCACTGTCTTCTGTGAGGTTGGTTATGAGGTGCGTGCCGTTGGGTTGTTTTACCCATAGTGGCTGCTGGTATTCTGCCCATTTGGGGGGGAAGATTCCTCCTTCGTCTGGGGATGGTACGCCTTGGTAGAGGGCTGCCCATGCTTTGGGGCCTGCTTCTCTTTTGCGTTTTTCCCAGTTTTTTTGTGAGCGTCCGCGTGCTGAGACCATGAATTCGCCGGGTTGTCTGCCTAGTGGGTCGGTTTCTCCTAGTTCTGGTTTGTGGTCTGCTTGTGCTGGGATTCTGAGGAATTCCCATTCTCCAGGCAGTTTTTCCATGAGCTGCCCTGCGAGGTCTGCGTCGTGCCAGCGGGTTAGGATCAGGATTACTGGTGCGCCGGGTGCTAGACGTGCGGATACAGTACCCGTCCACCATTTCCATGCTTCTGCCTGTTTTGCGGGGGATTCGGCGTCTTTTAGCCCGCGCACGGGGTCGTCTATGAGCATGAGGTCTGCGGGTTTGCCTGTCATGGAGCCGCCGACGCCGGTCGCGTATACGTACCCGTCGTGTCCTTGGAGTTTCCAGAAGTGTTTGGCTGCTGAGCCGCCACGTACTTTGATTCTGAGTTTGTCTGAGTGCATGCGGATGTCGTCGCGGATGGTGCCTGCCCATTCGGTGGCGATTTCTTTCTGGTATGAGGCTATGACGACGCGGGTGTTTGGTCGTTGGGATAGCACCCATTCTACGAATCTGCGTGATGCTCTCTGCGATTTCCCTTCTTGGGGTGGCATGGAGATTATGAGGCGTGAGTCGGGTGTGTTGAAGGCTTCAACGAGTTTGCGGTCTATGAGGTCTAGTGCGGGGGTTTGCACTGTTTGCGGGTCTAGGTCTATGGCTAGTTCGCCGGGTGTTTTGTATGGTGTTTCGCGTGGTGCGAATATGTCTGCGAGGTGCCCCCAGAATCCGCTACCCATACCAACCACCCACCCGTTTTTGTTTTGTTATTCGTCTGCCGCTTCTAGCTCTTGTTTGCGGAATTCGGCGACCATAATTTTGTGTGCTTTCTCTATTTGTTCTGGTGGCAGGTTGAGCGCGTTGAGTGTGCGCATGAGTACTGCACCAACAGCGAC